ATTTTCATGATCACAGATATAATATAATATTGAAATCCCGTCAGATGGGTATTTCTACTATTGTTTCTGGATATGTTGCTTGGATGATAATGTTTCACAAGGAAAAAAATGTCCTTGTTATGGCAACAAAGTTAAATACAGCAATTGAAATAGTAGAAAAAGTAAAAGATATTATTGATTCTGTACCAAGCTGGCTTAGAATAACACAGATTAGCGTTAATAATAAAACAAAACTTGAATTAGATAATGGCTCTAAAATTCAAGGTACACCAACTTCTAAAGATGCTGGTCGTGGTCAAGCGTTATCACTTTTAATTCTTGATGAAGCTGCACACGTAGAAGATATGGATGATTTATGGACAGGTCTTTTACCAACTATTTCTACTGGTGGTCGTTGTATAGCTCTTTCAACCCCAAACGGTGTTGGTAATTGGTTTCACAAAACTTATGTAGATGCAGAGAGCAGCAAAAATAATTTTAATTACGTAAGCATTCCTTGGCATAAACATCCAGAATATACACAAGAATGGTTTGAGCGCATGACTCGTAATATGAGTAAGCGCGATATTGCACAAGAGTTTGAATGTAATTTCAATGCTTCTGGCGAAACTGTAATGGTTGCAGAAGACATAGCAAAAATTAAAGAAAACATTAGTCAACCTAAATACCGTGCTTGGATAGATAGAAATTATCACATTTGGAAACAATATGATGGTGGCGGTTCTTATCTTATTTCTGCTGACGTTGCACGCGGCGATGGAAAAGATTTTTCTGTATTTCATGTTTTAGATGTAAAAAATATGGAACAAATAGCAGAGTATCAGGGAAAAATAGATTTAGATAATTTTGCTAAATTACTTTTTGATACTGGGCAAGAATATGGTAATTGCATGATAGTTGTAGAGAATAACAACGTTGGTTATGCAGTGTTAACTAAGCTAATTGACATGCGTTATCCAAATTTATTTTATTCTAGTAAAAGCACTCATGAATTTGTCGATGCTTTAACTCATAATCAGTTTTCTAGTAATACTATTCCGGGTTTTTCTACTTCCATGAAAACTAGACCGTTAATTGTAGCAAAACTAGAAGAATATATAAGAAATAAGAGTTTAAAAATTAATTCACAAAGAACAGCTAATGAATTAGACACATTTGTTTGGGTTAATGGAAGGCCAGAAGCTCAAAAAGGTTATAACGATGATTTAGTTATGTCATTAGCAATTGGTTGTTGGGTTAGAGATACTGCTATTATTAACAACGAGAGAAATTTAGAGTATTCTAAAGCATTCTTAGGATCAATATCAAAAACAGGCAATTATTTAGATTCCTCCATAAAAGGCTTTCAAAACGAAGAAAAAGCTAGAAGAGAAATGCAAAACAAACAACTATATAGAGATTTTAGTTGGATTATAAAGGGTTAGAAAATGGCTGATAATAATAAAAATAACACATACGGCGGTGATATACAAAAAAAGAATCCAAGAAATGATCAATCCCCATTATATGTTGGATTAACTCGACTTTTTTCTGGTCCTCTGTCAAGTTTCCGCTCACAAGCACAAATAAGATATAAACGTCGTGATTTAGATCGTTATAAATTTACTAGTGCAAGTGGACAAAGTTTTAAAAAGAAAAGCTATAATCCATTTGAAGCCATACAAAGTAATATTATGGCTAACCAAAGTCGTGCAGAGCGTTATAGCGACTTTGATCAAATGGAATTCATGCCAGAGCTTGCATCAGCACTAGATGTTTATGCTGATGAAATGACAACTTCTAATCAATTTAGAAAAATGATTCATGTTGAAAGCAAGAATGAAGAAATTAAAAGTATATTAAATAATTTATATTTTAATGTTTTAAATCTAGAAAGTAATATTTTTTCTTGGTGTAGAACAATGTGTAAATTTGGTGATTTCTTTTTATATCTTGATATAGATGAAAAACTTGGTATTAAAAGTGTTTTAGGATTACCTTCACCAGAAGTAGAGAGATTAGAAGGGGAAGATGAAAGCAACGCTAATTACGTACAATTCCAATGGAATACCGCTGGTTTAACTTTTGAAAATTGGCAAGTAGCTCATTTCCGTATCAATGCACAAGATAAATATTCTCCATATGGTACATCTATTTTAGAGCCTGCTAGACGTATTTGGCGTCAATTGCAACTTATGGAAGATGCGATGATGGCTTATCGTATTGTTCGCGCACCAGAACGTAGAGTATTCTATATTGACGTTGGTAATGTGGCACCAAATGAAGTAGAGCAGTTTATACAAAAAGTTATTACAGGCTTAAAGCGTAATCAAATAGTAGATCCAACAACTGGACGTGTAGATTTACGTTATAATCCTATGAGTATTGACGAAGATTTTTATATTCCCGTTCGCGGTTCACAAAGCGGAACAAAAATTGATACTCTTCCCGGTGGTCAATTTCAAAGTGCAATTGAAGATATACAATATTTAAAAGATAAATTATTTTCAGCTATTAGAGTTCCACAAGCCTATCTAACAAGCGCAAAAGATAAGGCACCAGAAGATAAAAGTACACTAGCACAAAAAGATATACGTTTTGCTAGAACTATTCAAAGATTACAAAGAGTTATAATAAGTGAATTAGAAAAAATAGGTATTATTCATTTATATACTCTTGGATATAGAAATGAAGATTTATTAAAGTTTAAAGTAAAATTAAACAATCCATCAAAAATTACTGAATTACAAGAGATTGAACATTTCAAAGCTCAATTAGAGGTTGCTGCAAGCGCTAAAGAGTTCGGATTTAGCAAGAGATGGATTTTTGAAAACGTATTTAGAATGAATGATAAAGAAATTGTAAGAATTCAAAGAGATTTGTTTTTTGATAAACAGCTTGATAAGGCAATTGAAGCTGGAGATGTTAGCGGTGATGCGGCTTCTTCTGGTGGCACAGCTACATCAGGCATTTCCACCCCAGCAACTCCAACACCAGAAGGTGGAGCAGAGGCTACACCGGGAACTGAAACACCCGGAGCCGAAACACCCGGAGCTGCACCCGCTGGCGCTGAAACTCCCTCCGCTGGAGCGGAAAAACCAGAAGAAGAATCTTCTTTATTGGCCGCACCAGCTAGAAGAAGTGATGGCAGTCAATATACTATCTGGAAAAGACCTGATGGCTCTTATAAGACAGCTGGTTCTAATAACACATATTATTATCCAGAAAAAGTGGATGGTAGAGAAAGCTCAGGACCAAGAAGTAAACACTTTAAAAGTATGCACACCCCAGAATCTGTTACTGGAAAAACTGAAAGAAGTAAATTACCGGGTATGTCTACATTAAAGCAAGCTTCAAAGGGTATTTTTGCAGAAGAAAAAGAAGATTTATATGAAGACGAAGAGAAAATGCTACTTGAAGTAGAAAATAAGCTAAAAATGCTTTCAAAAACACTACTTAAAGAAGATAAGTCATCGGAGAAAAAAGATGAAACACAATAAGAAAAGAAATACTGCTTTTCTTTATGAAGTTTTAATGCGTGAAGGCGCTAAAGCGTCATTAGAAAAGAATTTAGATAAATTAAAAACAATAAAGTCTATAATTTTAGAGTTTTTTCATCCTGATAGTGCTTTGGGATATGAATTGTCGCTATATAATGCATTAAAACTAAAAAATGACGATGAAAAAATAGGACAAAAAATTTTAAATGAAGTTAAAACAAGACACTCTGTTTTAAATAGAAGAGTTTTGTTTAATGAACAAACAAATTTAATTACTAAAATAAACAAATGTCTTGGAAGCGAAATATATGAAAATTTTGTTCCAAATTATAAAGATTTAGCAACAATATATCAAATTTTTAATGACAGTACTCCAATAAAAGAAAAAATTCTTCTTGAAGAAGCATATATTAATTCATTTAAAGATAAAACTGCTGTTAATGAACAATTAAAACCAATTGATGCAATTGTTTACAAAACATTTGTTAAAAAATTTAATGATAAATACTCTTCTCTTTTAAAAGAACAAAAAGATTTACTAACAAAATATGTTAGTTCATTTGGTGATGATGGTTTAGAACTTAAATTGTATCTAAATGAAGAAATAGAGAGATTAAATATCAAAATTAATGAAGCAATAAAACATGAAGATGTTAAATCAGATAGATATATGCTTGATAAGACAAATAAGTTATTAGATTTATTAAAAACTTTTAAAGAAAATAAAACTTTAACTTCTGAAATGTTAGAAAATGTATTAAAAATACAACAATTTGTTCATGAGGTAGAAAACTAAAATGATTAATATCACCATAACAACTAATGAAGGAGTTAAAAAACAAGTAAATATACGTAAAACTCTTTCTGGTGATTATATTCTTAGAGAACACCCGGAAATAGATATATTTGTTATTCCAACAAAACAAAAAGTTTTAGCTTTACCAAAGGATGAACAAACCGATAATGTATATTCTCTTCAAGAACGACTTTTTGATTATTTATCTAAAAAAGGTGTTGTACTACCAGAAACAGTTATAGGTGGAAATATATACGGTTCTTTACAAGCTGGCTATGCTGCACAACCTCCCGGTGGAGAAGACCCTTTACAAGTTGTTATTTATTCTATAGCTAATTTTATTGAAGATGAAATGCCAAAATATAACTTTGAAAAATCATATGAAGATCGCATGGAAAAATCCTTGCTTGATCCAGATATTCAGAACTCCACAGAATTGGGCGAAGTTCCTCAAGAGCCATTTAAAGGTTCCATTCCAAAATATGGCTTTCCAACTCGCGGCATTTATCGTTATAACTATTAGGAAAATTCAATGAAGTATAATAAACAAAAATTATTAGAATCTGCCCAAAGAAAACATCTTTTAATGATTGTTGAAGGTTTTACATTTGCAAATCCTGTAAAAGATTTTATTATTGGTTACATATATTCATGGCTAGAAGCAATTAAACAAAAAAATAATATTGATCCTGAACAAAAGGTTAAAGTAGAGGTTTTAAAAGATCCTGCTCTTACTGCTCTTTATTCACATGTAAAATGGTTAGATGATGCTTCTGCAAAAAATGAGCCTATTTCTAAAGATGAAGCAAGAAATAATCTAATAAACGTTGCAAGAAGTATGGGCGTTGATGAAGAAACAATTAGATTAGCTATAGAAGCATCAAACAAAATTCGACAAGCAGATAAAGAAAGAATAGAGCAAGAAAAGATAGAAGCAGCAATGACAGAAATAGATATGAATGAAATAGAAGCTGCTGCCAAAGAAGAATTGCCAAAATCAAGTTTTTTACAAAATTTATTAAAAAAAATTAAGTTAAAGGAAGAAAAATTAATGTTAGAAAATTTAAATTTAAATGAAGATAAAATTCATGACATGTTAATTAATGAAGTTTTATTAATGACAGAAGAAAATTTAATTTCTGAAGCTACTGCTGCTGATTTCATTAAAGGTTTTGCTTCTAATGATGCTATTAAAAATTGGATAAAAGTTATCCAACAACAAAGTACCGGTGCAGTAAGCGATGGGAAAATAAATTCCAGCCTTGGAGCAGTTTTTGACGCATTTAAAGTATCACAAGAAAAACTAGCTGCTTTTAATACTTCATTAAAAAATATAGAGACATCTTTAGGTGCTGCTAATTTAGGAAAAGTTAAGACAGTTATGACAACTATTAATCCTGAATATATGAATTTATATAGAAAACTTTTAGCAATAAAATTAGCAATTGCTGAAGAGTTTCCAAAAGCTCCGAGATCTGGAGATGTCAAAAAAGAAATGGATGCTATTGCCCCAACCGCAGGAGTTTCTGGTACAACTGCCGCTCCTGCCGTTCCTGCCGCTGGTGCCGTTCCTGCCGCTGGTGCCGCTCCTGCCGCTCCTGCTGTTGGTGCTGCTCCTGCCGTTGGTGCTGCTGGTGCAAAAGCAGGAATTGCTCAATTAACTGGTGATGAACAAGCTGATGACGCCATGAGACAACAAGCAACAGCTGCTCTTATAAACAGAAAAATAAGTCAATTAAAGAGCGATCAAAAAATTAAAGATTTAAATATTTCTGATGAAGAAATTAAAAAAGTAATTGATTATTTAAATACCACAAAAAATAAAATAAAATTATTAGAAGCAATTGATAAAGAATACAATTATGTAATATCAAATATTATTAAATCTACCGGCTTGGATAGACAAAAAGCTATTGCCATACTTGATACATTAATAAATAAAAAATTAATTCAAAACCCTAACTTAAAAGCGCAGACAACTGATACCGCCACCAAAGCTATTAAAGAGTCTTTAAAAAAGCGCGATAATCGTGCTCTATTAATACAACAAATGGCAAATTCATAAAATTATGAACTTATTAATTTTTATATTAGCTTCCTATGGCATGACAATGATAATTGTCTATAGCAAAATATTTGAAGGCTTAAGAAAAAAAATCAATTCATATAATAATGAATTGATAAATTATATGTTAAAATGTTGTATGTGTATGGGTTTTTGGGTTGGAATATTTAATTGGTTTTTGATAAATATTAAAATTAATTTTTTTGTTGCTGGATGCATTAGTGCAGGAACAAGCTATTTATTAAGTCGTTTAGTAGATGATGATGGAATATTAATAAAATTGAAAAAAGCAGAATAGGTTACTAATTATAAATGATTGGAGGTGTTCCATGAGAGAACAAGTAACTTACATCCGTAAATATATGTTACAACCCGTTCGCAGATGTTGCAACGGATCATGAATTTAGCCCCGGCTTGATGTCGGGGCTATAACCTTTATTAAAATATATGTCAAAAGAACTACTTAGAGAATTTTATGAATTATGCGATGGCGGAACCTGCCAAGATCTATTAACTGAAGAAGAAAAGTTAATGGTTAAGTCTGGTACTGTTTTTTTATCTGGTATTATGCAAAAAGCAGATCAAGAAAACGGTAATGGTAGAGTTTATAGCAAAAGGGTGCTTTCAAGAGAGATAGAAAACTATCAAAAAATAATTATTGATAAAAGAGCGCTTGGAGAATTGGACCATCCAGAAGATTCAGTAGTTAATCTTAAAAATGTTTCTCATATGGTTACCGAAATGTGGTGGCAAGGTGATAATGTTATGGGAAAAGTTAAAGTATTAGATACACCATCTGGTCAAATATTAAAATCACTTGTAAAAAGCGGAGTGAAACTAGGTATTTCAAGTCGAGGTTTAGGAAGTACACGTAAAGAAGGCGGTAAAACAATTGTTGAAGATGATTTTCAATTGATTTGTTTTGATTTCGTTCAAGAACCAAGCACTCCCGGTGCTTTTATGATGAGTGAGAACAAAAAACGTACTTTAGATACTAAAGTTATTTGGACTAAAGCTGATAGATTAAATAGAATTTTAAACGATATAATCAAGGATAAGTAAAATGGCTGAATTTCAATATAAAGCAGGATTAAATAGCGTAGGTAATTATCAAGTAAGTGGTATACCGTATGTTACAGGTGCCTTAACTATACCGGCAAATACTGCTGCGCCATTAGAAATAATTTTTCCAAGTGTTACACAAAGAATTCATGTACACAATAATAGTTCTACTTCTGGTATAAAAGTTGGATTTAGTGTTAATGGAATTAGTGGAAGCGGTGCCAGCAATTATTGGATTGTAGAACCACACACTCCTGCTGGAAAAAATAATGATTATTTTGAATTAAGAGTAAAAACAGATAGAATATTCTTACAAAGCACCGGTTCAGCAGTCAATTCTGCTGTTTTTGTTGCTGCTGAATTAACTGGTATACAATTAAATTATAGTCTCGCAGGAGCATATTCCGGTAGTAATGGTATAGGATAGTAAATCAATGAGAATTTTAACAAGAATTACCGCTTCTAGTGGTTTAGATGTATCTTCTGCGGGCGTTGATACTATAACTCTTGGTAATTCTTCAACTGATAAAGTAGTAGCAAATGCTCCAATTACAGCAAGCGCTGGTATAAGTGGCACTCTAGCTAATTTTGGTACTTTATTTGTAAATGGAATTCAAATAACCAGTTCTCAAGAAGGTGGTGGCACTTCTGGAATTGTAAATTCTGGTGAACAATATAAATTAGCATATTATCCTTCTACTGGTACAACTATAGACGATGCCTCACAATTATTATGGAATGGTAGTACGTTTATAGTTTCCGCATCAGCTTTAATTAGCAGTTCTTTGGTTGTAGGTAATGAATTATCTGCTTCAAATGGTGCTAGTATTATAGGTCAATTAAGCGCTTCTACTATTATTGGTAATGGAAACGGATTAAGTAACTTAACAGCTTCTAATATTAGTAATTTTACAAATGATGTACGCAGTCAGTTTACAGCTGGTGATAATGTAACCATTCTTAATGGTATTATTTCTTCTACTGGTGGTGCTGGCGGTGGCGGCGATATAACAGAAGTTATAGCTGGAACTAATTTATCTGGTGGTGGCGTTAGCGGATCAGTAACTGTAAATTTATCTAGTAGCATTAGTTTGACAGCTGTAACGGCTTCTTATTTTACTGGTAGTACTGCTATATTTACAGATAACGTCACTCTTGGTAGTAGCACGACTGATTATGTAGTTATTAGTGGAAATCTTGTGTTAAATCCGGTTGCTACAGCACCAACAAGCGTTGAAGGACAAGTATATTACGATAGCAACGAACACGCTGTTATATACAATACAGAGTTATCAAACGTTAATTCTAAACTTGGTCGTTCTTTGCTGGTCCGTGCAAAAAATACTGATAGTGTTACGTTAACAAAAGGCATGGCTGTTAGAATTTCCTCTCCACAGGGTGCCAATAAAACGTTTGTTCGCGCTCTTTCTGTCAATATACCACTGACCGGTGCAGTTGGTAATCAAATTATAGGCATTATAAATGAAGATATTACTGTTAATAATTTTGGTTATGCTACAACCTTTGGTGAAATAACTGGTTTAAATACTTCAAACTTTGTTGAAGGTAATGAAGTATATGTTTCTAGTACAACCTCTGGTTCATTAACCGGCTCAAGACCAACAGCGCCAAATGAAATAATCCCGGTTGGTATTTGTATTTATAATAATCCATCACAAGGAAAATTGTTTATTAAAACAAGAGATCCTTTACATTTTGGAGATATAACCGGTTTTAATCCTGACACAACAAATCTATTAGATGGTCAGGTTATAAGATATAGATCTTCAGATGGTACTTGGGGAAATAGCAATAGCGGAGTTATTTTAACTGGTTCTTTCAGCGGCAGTGGCGCAAATATAACAAACATAACTGCTTCAAATATTACTAATTTTACTAATGATGTTCGTGGTCAGTTTACTGCTGGCACAAACATAACTATTACAAATGGTCAAATATCCTCCACTGGTGGTGGAACAACTACATCAATAACTGGTACAACAAATCAAGTATTAGTAAATGGCGGTGTTTCAGGCGCTACTGGTTCTGTTACTTTATCTTTACCGCAAAGCATTGCTACTACTAGTTCACCAACATTTTCTGCTCCAATAGCATCAACAGGTTACAGACTAGGAACAACTAGTGTTTATGGATTAGATGTTATTAATTTATCACTTCCTGTTACCGCTAGAGGTGTTAGATTAATATCTGGTTCAAATGCTGGTATTTCTTATACTGGTGATTATGTTGCTATTGGAACTTTAGCTAGTACAACTGGTATTTTACTATCAAGTTCCGCCAATCTTGTTGGAAGTGCCCCAACAATAACATTAAATGGTAACGTAACAGCTTCAAGCAACTTTAGAGTTAATAATACTGCTTCTTTTGTAGGACCAGCAACTTTTAGTAATTCACTTGTAGGAATCGCAGGAGCAACATTCCTTAATTCTTTAAGTGGAACATCCGGATATTTTACATCATTATTTGTAAATGGCAGCGCAGTAAGCACTGGTTCTGTTGGTGGAGGCGGTAGCACTGCATACGATATTGCTGGACAATACAGTGGTAAACCACTTGCTTCCGAAACAATTTTTAGATTTATCGCAGTGAGATCTTATAATTTATCGCTTACAAGCGCAAATCATTATTTTAATTCTGCCATAACAAGTAGCAATTCTAAAACATTTGACATTTACAGAGATGCGACTTTAATTGGTGACATATCGTTTGGATCTAATGATGGAGTCGGATCAGTAACAATTAATTCTGCATCATTCACCGCAGGACAATTATTGAGTATCGTTGCTCCAAGCACTCAAGACGCAACATTAGCAGATTTATATTTTACTTTTAAAGCTGATACGGTGTAATCATGCCTTTAATATCAATAAAAAATATTAATTCAGATATACAAAAAGTTGTTTTAGACGTAAATGGTAATTTAACGTTTAATAATAATACAGATATAGAATTAAGTAATATTGTGTTTAATAAACCCGGAACTTATGTGATTATTACATATACTGGTACATTAAGTGGTTTTAATTATCTTTCTGTAACTCCTCCTTCTGGATTAACAGTATCTGAAATTATAAATGCTTCTAATAATAAAGCAATTAAAGTGAGATTAGTATAATGCCATCGCTTTCTCCAAGATATTGGAATCCCCAACAAGTAACAGGTGCTGCATTTAATCCATCAAATTCCGGTCAGGGTGGTGATGGCAATTGGGATACTACTTCTGTTTTGTGGAGCACAAATGGCGATGGAACAGGAGGAACAGCTTGGAGTAATTCAACTGATTTGTCAGCAGATATTGGTACAGCAACATTAACTCTACAGACAGATATCACTACCGGAGACATTGTATCTAGTAATATAACTTTAACTGGTTCTTATACACTAAACATTGGGTATAGCGTTTCTAATGTAACAATGGTTGCTAATATCCCAGTTACTTCTTCTGCTGACACCGTTTATGGTTTTCAAGCGTTAGTAAATAATAATTTAACTTTTAAAAAAGGTTTTTATTGTAATGGTTTTACTTTAGATAATCCAGTTATTATTTCTGGTACTTTTGATGCTACTTCAAGCGCTATAACAAATTATATTAGAGATAGTTTAACTTTAAATGCAAATTCTACAATAGCTGGTCCAACAACAATACAACTTGGTGGTACTTTGTTGGTAACATCTAACAATACTGCTAGTTTTAATAATACTTTTAGTTCAGATAATACTGTAACATCTAATGGATTAGCAAACTTTAATGATACATTTTCACTTGACGCTGATATGACATTTAATGGTAGCGGTAGAACAAATATTAATACTAATTTAGGTGGAAATTATAATATTATTAAATCAGGTTCTGGTATTTTATTTTTATCTGGTAGTAGAACTAATTTTTCAACAAAAAATATAAATATTGATGAAGGAAAATTTATATTAAATTCTAACGCAAATTTATTTAATAATGATATTAATTGTTCTGGAACTTTAAATTGTTTAGGAAATGCAATAATTAATGGCAACGTTACATTTGCAACTGGAACATTGAGATTGGGTATTTAAATATTTTCTTTTTATAATGTAAAATCTATTTATAGATACGAGGTTTATATGAAAAAAGAAGAACTAAAAAAATTAATTAAGCCATTAATAAAAGAATGTCTTACAGAAGTGCTAATCGAAGAAGGGTTCACAAAAATGTTAAGTGAATCCATACAAAATATTCCTGCTGTTCAACAACCAAAAGTTGTTCAAGAATTAAAACAAGAAAATAAACAAATAAATAAACAAAATTTATCAGAAGCAAGAAAAAAACTATTAGATGAAATTGGTATGGGTGGTTTTGATGCTTTTGCTGGAACTAGACCTCTGAATGAGGGTGGTAGTTCTTCAGCCCCATCAGTTCCTGTAACTTCATTTAATGCTTCTGATCCCGGTGTAGATATTAGTGGCTTAATGAGTGGAAAAATGAAAGCTACAATGAATGCCCTTAATGGCAAGAAAGTGAAGTAATATAAATGAGTAAACGTCCAATAAACTTAGAAACAAAATTACCAAGAGGCTTACAACCATCTCTAGAAAATAATGAATTGTTAATTAATAAGTTTTTAAAATCTTGCAGTAAAGAATCACTTGTTCAATACCTTTATGATTATAGTTCTTATACAAAAAGATTTACTAAGTCAAGTGTTCTTGAAAGACAAAGACAATTAAAATATAAAAGAAATGCACAAATTGCTAACTTAGAAATACATGCAGAAGAAAAAGCTACTAAGAAAAAGAAAAAAGTTGTGCAATAGCAAGCACATGCATCATATTAATTGTCATTTTGATTTGATTAGTACTAATTAAGTAAAAGTATTAGTTATTTGTCCTGATTACAGGAGATTTTTTAATGTCAGATTTGTTACAACAAGCGATTATTGATGCGGCTGCTCTTAAAGAGGCTGCAATTAAAAACGCAGAAAATACACTAGTAGAAAAATATTCTCAAGAATTTAAAGATACTGTACAAAAATTACTTGAACAAGAAGACATGAGCGCACAACCAGCTGATCCCGCTGCTGCTGCGCCTCCTGTAATGGATCCTGCTGCTGCCGTTGCTGCCCCAACAGATGCCGCTATGGATGCCGCTGCAGCCCAAACTCCAGAAACAAATAAAAAAGATGCATTTTCAAAAGTTACAAGCGCTTTCTTAGATGGTCCAGATGATGAGTTAATAACTATCAATTTTAATCAAATCAAAAGCACCATGATGGAAATGATGGGTCATACAACCGAAGAAGAATTAGAAGAATTAGAAGAAGTTGAAGAACTTGATGAAAGAGACAGCTTTAGTGGTGCTGGAGAGCCTGCTAATCCTCTTGACGAAGTAGATCCCGGCGCTCCATTGACAGAAATGGATGTAGAGCTTGAGTTAGATATCAAAACGGACGGCGAAGAAGAAGAAGAAGAAGAAGAAGAAGAAGAAGAAGAAATGGATGAAGGTGCCA